GAATTTGGCGTTCAAGCCTCCAGATTCTGACTTACCTTCTTTGCGAGTCCAAGCTGGCGACTTAGCCATAAAACACTGTAACCGTCATGTTAGCTGGGGTAGTAGCGTAAATACCGTTATCACAGCGAATACCTTCGCCAGGAATAACAACAGTACTTGCACCACCTGAGCTTGCAGGGATTACAAGAGAAAAAGCAACCGTGCCAGCAGCACCATTACGTAAAATTAAAGTGCCACCAGCGGTAGGAATACCAACAACCATGCCCTTTATGCGTGCTGGTCCAGCAAATACAGCTGTATCAGTAGCCGATGCAGCAATAGCCGTTGACTTTACATCATATTGCATACCCATAATTACTCCTGTTTGTTTGGCTCAGGTACGTTTTCCAAAATAGTAATACGAATTTTTAAATCCGAATTTTCTTTTGTCAAAATCGCTACTGCGCTCATTGCATGGTCTCTTTGACTCTCCAGAAGCCCAAGCATTGCCTGAACCTCTGGATCTTTATGAGTTAACATTAGACAGTAACAGCTTGCCAGTTGCCAGAAGCATCGGATACAAACAATAGTCCATCAGTAGAATCAATACCTAACGAACCCTTGCCTACACCTGATGCAGCGCCGTCAACAAAATTACCTACTTTAATAACAACAGGAGCAGCGGCAGCATCATCAGCCAAACGAATCTCAGCAGTCTTGTAAGGAATAACACCAGAAGGACCGCCACCGTCAAGAACAGGATCTTGCATCTTTAGGTCAATACCATAATCAAAACCAGAACCGCCTGTGGTTTGAGCCATTGCAACACCAAATGCTGCACGGCAAGTTGTCACACCAGAGTCACCAGCCATGAACGCCATAACAGCGGCATCACCAGACAAGGTATTGGTATTGATGATACCCATTACACCAGCCATTAGGCCGTTGTTAGAGTAGGTACCGATTACCGCAAAGTTACCAACGACACCAGCCATGTGGTTAAAGGTGGTTGAGGGTAGTGTTGCAAACGGAGCACCAGTTTGTGTGCGACCAAACATGCCATAAGCCTCACCAGGAGTTTGGTAAGTACTAGATCCAAAACCAACAGTTGGTTCAACTCTAGAATAGAAACCGTAAGCACCGGTGCCTTGGTTAACTTCGATAACTTCACCAGCATTAACGGTGGTGGGAGTAAGAGGCTGGTTAGAGCTTGCGTCTCCGCCTTTGTAACCAGAGCGCACTGGCCCTGAAAAAGTAGTACGTGCCATAATAAATTTCTCCATACAGAGTTAAGCTTATTAGTCTTGTATGCGTCTGCCGGGGCAGTCTAATAAGCCGGTTCACCCGGTTTCAGTAATCTTACTCTATTTTGTAAAAGTTGCAACTATTTTTAAAACAAAAAAGGGACCCGAAGGCCCCTCTTTCTACACTTGGCGTATTAAGCGCCTTGTGAACCGAACATACCCAATGGATCTGACCAGCCGAATGAATAACGCTCACGAGACTTGTAACGAACGTTACCAGTATCGAAGTCGCCGTCCATGCTGTTCTGTAACGGAGTACGCACAAAGTGCTTAAGACCGTTAGGAACATCAGTAGTCAAGAACCAACCGTTTGGATCAGTTAAGAAGTTATTGATTGTGTAGCCTTCAGCCACAGAACCGTTGTTCTTAATTGCGTTGATGTCGTTATCAGCAGTACCAACACGCAATTCAGTTTCTAGCAAACGAGTTGCAACGAACTGTAATGCAGGTGGAACAACCAATTTCTTAGGTTTAGCAGCGATCAATAGACCACGCTCGTCTGTCCAAGCAGCGATTTGAATAACAGCATTTTCCAATGATGTTTCGTTCAAGTCAGCTTGAGTAGATGGAGTGTTGCTGTTTACACCACCAGAAACTAGTGGATGCTGTGTAGAGAACAAAGGCACGCCATCACCACCGTAAAAAGCTGATGAGTTAGTGAAACCGTTATTCAATACGTTAGCAGCTTTAACTTGCTTTGTATAAGCCATTGAACGAGCCAATGCCTTAGTGTAGCGAGCTGATAATGAGTCATACAAGTTATCTTCAATAGCTTCTTCAGTTAAGCTGAAGCCTTGAGCGATAGTCTCATGGTTGTAACGTGCAGTCCATGCTTCTTGACCATTGTCATAGGCAATTGATGAACCTTCGTTTTTAACTGGAGCAGCTGAGAAACCTGACAACTTTGTTTCCTCTTCAAAGCTACGCTCTGAAGTTTCTGTTTCGTAGATTTCTTTATGTTGCTCACCATAACGAGCGTACTCTAATCCGAACAATGCGTTCAAACCGGGTAGTAGCTCTTTTAAGAGTTGGGCGCGTGAAATAGCCATTTAGTTATCTCCTATTAAGCTACGGCATTGCCGAGAGCTGTTGTGTATTGATGCAAATTAATCTTAACGATTACTTCGCAGAAAGTCGTACCAGTCACTGCTGTGTCTGGAACAACATCAATTACACGGATTGGGAAAGTGTCTGTTGCAGCTGGGCTTGTGTTCAAAATAGATTGAGCTGAGTTACCAGTTGTTGCAGACGGCGTGTTTACCAAAGCAGTTACGTTAGTACCAATAGCTGCACGAGTAACAGTAGAGATAACACCCGCAGATGTAGTAACCGCTACTTTAAACGCAGCCATAGGATCGTCAACTACATAAGCAACGGCGTTAGTAACGCTATTACCTGGGTAGAATTGAGCCTGAACTGTTTGGCCTGATGAGTTCGTATATGAACAGCCTACAAGAACGCCTAGCTTAGCGCCAGATGTCAATGAAGTTGCTGAACCTACGATACCACCTACGTCTAATTCAACTAAATCACCGTTGTAAATCGCCGCAGCCTGAGTAACAGACAGTTGACGAATAGCGCCAGCATAAGGCATGCCGTCTACACGATTGATTGGTTGAAAACCGTAGGGTTTGCTAATGGTTGGATATGCCATTTAAAACTCCTATTTAAAATTAATAAAGTTATTTACCTTTGCCAAATGATACGGTTGACTTACGTTCATTGAACAAAGGCATACGTGCATCACTTTGCTTCATAAGACTATTATCAATTGCTTGAGTCTGAGCTTCTGTTTGCTGAGCATAATGGTCATTACGCTGTTGAACAAACTCACTCGGAGTCTTACACAATAATAATCCGCCAATCTCAATGCTGTCTTTAAAACGGCTATTGGGATCTACTAACAATTGAAACTTAGGCTGCTCTTCTACTGAAACTGGCTCCCAGCCTTCTCTCATCTTCGCAGATATGTTACGCGGGTCAGCGTTATTCAGTGTAGAAACACGAATCCAGCGATATGCAAATCCTGGCTGTTTGTCGGGTTCGGGCAACAATTCAGCTGGCATCCACTGTTTAGGACGCTCAGTTGTAGCGCGGGTTTGAATCTCTCTTTGTACTCGGTTTGATGCAGTCATATTAAGCTCCTGTCTTCGCAAATTCCGCAGCATATTGCTCCGGAGTTAATCCTAGTTTCTTGGCAAGCTGTACTTGAGACGCCTTTAGCTTAATCTTTTTCGAAGATGTGCTACGTGTCGCAGGTGCTACCACATTACTAGGCTTGTTTACTCGTTGGGTTGTTTCCTGTTGTTCTTCTTCGCCGAAGTTCTCTGGGAAACGTTTACGCATTGTCGCGTCAATACGTTTGTAATACTCATCAGTCGTAGCATAAGCCATTCCGTTCTCTTTGACTAGCTTTTCGTGCAGTCCAAGAGCAAGACTCGTCATCTCATCATCCTGACCAAACCATGTATTATTTTCTTGCCATGATCTAGCTTTAGTGTCGGGCTGTGGCCTTTGCTGTGCTGTTTGTGGGATTTTTACATCAAATTCTTCTTCTTGTAAAGCTTTTTGTGGAACAAAGCTGTTTACTCGTTGAAGTTTTAGCTTAGCATCAGTCATTTTTTCCTGAGCTTCTAGCAATTTATCTGTATCACCAGAGTCATAAGCCTCTCTGTATTCTTTGCGAGCCATATCTAGCTCACGGTCAGCGGTCTCTTTAAAGGAGCTAACCAACGCCTCATCCCCAGCAGATAAGCGTGTCTTAAGCTTTTTGTTCTCTTCAATAACCTTTTGAGCCAATGAGATAGCTTCTTGCTGTTCACGCAACGCAGATTCCTTAGCGCGGCGCTCATCATTCCAAACCTTCTTAAACTCATTAATCTTCTTTTTTGCAGATTCTGAGTATTCGTCTAGTTCGTCTGTCTCAAGCTTTTTTACAAAATCAGGCTCTGAAGCTTTACGTCCACGGTCTTGCTGGGGGGTGTCGTCTTCAATTTCAATCTCAAGCTTGCCTTCATCTTCAGCATCTTGATTAATCTGATCAACTGTTTTCCCTTCATCAACTTCATCGGGGAACTTAAATTCTTCTTTATCCATCGTAATACTCCTTATTTACGTTTGATTCCGCGCGGATCGTCCACCACGGCTTCTACGTTGTCATCGTTAATGATTCTGAATTCTCGGCCATGAATTACTAGACGTGAACCAGCATTTGGTCTTACTAAAATAAAATCACCTTGTTTGCACCATGCGCCATTAGGAAAGCGAGCCTTATCCTGATAGCAATCTGAACCCATATCTACAACGAATAGAACGGTGGTTAAGACTTCTTCGTGGTGAATCGTAGTGTCAGCTTTAATAATCCCGCTGTCGTACTCTTTTTCAACTTCTGGAATAGCGCAAAGGATGCGGTAGCCAGATGGTTTTGGGAGTTGTGTAGCCTTTTCTTCGTTTGATTTATCCATAAGCGCTGATAGATCTACCGCCTTGGTTAAATCGACTTGGTTACTCATCGTCAGAGTTCTCCATTTTTTGTTTAAGGTCTAATATGTATCCCCTAGCGGTCAGCAGACCTTTAATCTCACCGCAGGTTGCTTTATAAGACTCAAACGTTTCGGCACGTCCGGTTCCTATAAATTCTTGTAACTGCTTAATTTTGTTGTCCACTTCGTCGATTAGGACTTCAAAAGCTGTCATTATTGATTACCTTTCTTTCTAGCATTAATGGCTGTTTTAATGCCATCAGCCTCTTGTTGGTCTCTATGCTTTTTCATATCCAGCTGTAGCTTGGCTTTTGATGCGGCAATTTCTGAACCTACTTTTGTGCCTTCAGCTTCTAGTTTTTCGCCTTCTAGTTGCTTTTTAACCATCAACGCTTGAGTGGCTTGGCGTTCTTGAGCGGCAATTCTTTCCCTCTCAATTTGTTGCTGAGAAGCTTTAAGCTGAGCATCCGTTTGATCCTTAGCTTGTTTACGTTGTACGTCCGCTTCCTTGATTGCAAGTTCTTTCTGCTGCATCTGGATGATCGGATCCTGTTGCTGCTCTTGAGCTTGCTGTTGTGCAGCCTCTGCTTTATTGGCCGCTAATACCTGTTGAGAAGCTTGCGCCACTAAACGAGATATCTGTACTTCATACTCCTCTGGTATCTCTTCATTTGGTTTAGGCAATGGAGCGCCC